GGTCAGTCTCTGGCTAAGGATGAAGATTCATTAATAGCTAGTGACACACCGGATGAAACCGAAGAAACGGTTCAAAAGGAGATCAATATGTCGGAAGTACAAACTCCCGAAATCGACCTCGAAGCATTCGCGAAGCGCGTAGCAGATGAGACTGCTGCAAAAATCGCAATGAAGCAGGCCGAAGAAAAAGCAGCCGCTGAAGCAGAAGCTAAGGCAGTTGCAGAAGCAGTAGAAGCTGAAGCCGCTAAGCAGGCAGAAGTCGAAACTGTAATTAAAACTGGTATCGAGTCAGGCGCAGAGCGTTTGATGGCAGACGTCGAAGCTAAGCTCGCTGAGAAAGATGCTAAGATGGATGAAGTAATGAAGCAGTTTGGTGCTCAACTTGCTGAAAAGGAAGAAGAGTTGACCAAGATGCGCGAGTCTAAGCGTGTATTCGCTGATGGTCGTTCAGAGTCTGAGCGTCTTCAAGCTAACAAGAAAGAGTTGGTTCAAGCTCACCTCGCTGGTGTTATCACTGGTAAGGGCTGGAACAGTGACTTTGGTCAGTCAGTCCTTGAGAAGGCAGGTGTTTCTTACACTGCAACTACAGCTCTTGGTATTGATGGTGTAGTATCACAAGGTATTGAAGAAGAGATTCAGCTTGAGCTTCGTCTTGCTAATCTTTTCCGTGAGATGCCTGTTGAGTCACAGTCTACAGTAATTCCTCTGCAGTCAGACACTAGCTTTGCTAAGTGGTCTAATGATGCTCGAACTGGCCTGGATGGTCTTGACAATGGTACGGGCGACGGTGTAACTAACCGAACTGCAAACGATACTTACTCTAGCAACACTTATGCTGTAAACCAGAAGACTCTTGAAGTTGATCGTTTGATCTCAACTTCTTTCCTCGATAATTATATCGACGAGAAGGTTCTGATCAACATCATGCCTATGCTTACTCAATCAATTGCACGCGCTCACGCTCGCGCAGTAGATAAGGCAATCCTTCAGGGTAACGGCAGCAAGATTACTGGTCTAGGTGGAAGCGACGGTGTAAGCGGTCTGGCTACAGACTCAGGCGTTTCTTGGGGTGCCGCTGCAGGAGCAAGCTCCGCAACTTTCAGAGCTTCAATGTTGAACCAAGCACGAGTTGCAATGGGCGTTTACGGTCTTAACCCAAGTGAGCTTGTTTATGTTGTAAGTCAGGCACACTACTTTGACCTCCTAAATGACGGTGAATTTGCAACTGTTGATGAGGTAGGTTCGGATATGGCTCTACGTCTCGCGGGTCAAGTTGGTATGGTCTTCGGCTCTCCAGTAGTTGTTTCTGATAACTTCTCTGCAGATGTAGAAGACGGCTTTGGTGGTGCATTCTGTATCAACCCAAGCAACTTTGTAATGCCACGTCTTCGCGGCGTAACCGTTGAGCAAGACTACGAAGTAGCGGCTCAGCGTCGTATCCTTGTTGCTTCACAGCACCTTGGCTTCGATGAGCTCTTTGACGGAGCTGCAAACAAGTCAGCAGCTGTCTACGTTAAATTCAACAACGTTTAATAGCTAGCTAAATAAACTGGGGAGGTTCGCCTCCCCAAGTTTTTACTAATTTACTTATATGGCAGATTTAATTACATTAGATGATTATAAAACTTATCAAGGCATTTCGTCGACTAAAGACGACGATAAGCTTGAACTACTAGTGCCTTCAATAAGTCAATTAGTAAAAACTTACTGTGCAAATAGTATTGTAGATTACTATACAACTCCAAAAGTGGAGTATTTTACTTTAGATTATGGCACTCATTTAATTCAGCTAACAGAAAGTCCTATTCTAAATATTTCTTCGGTAGAAATTCGAGAAAACTTTACAAGTAGCTATGAGACGCTAGAATCTACAAAATACTTTTTAGACGATAAAACAGATAGCGTTATTCGAACAAACGGAAATAGTTATAGCGATTGGCCAGAAGGTCCAAACGCTGTAAAAGTTACTTATACTGCAGGGTATTCTGATACTCCTCTAGACTTAAAGCTTGCAGTGGTAGACCTAATTACTTTTTACGCAAAAGACGAATATAAAACTCGACAGACATTATCAGGTGCTACAAGAGAGACGGGTGAGTCTAGTATGCGAAATAGCCCTGCTTTTCCAGACCACATCAAGCGAGTTCTCGATCTCTATAAATTGAATCCGTGAGTAAAGTCACCATAAAAAAGACAATGGCTGATGGAATATTAGCAGCTCTTTCTTCAGACGCTAATAAAGCTTTAAGAGGTGTTTTGCAAGAAACAGGGCGTCCGCAAGTAATTAACTTAGAAAACTTAGATTTTATTAACGATACTATTAAAGAAATAAATAAAGATGCCGTAAGAAAAGGCGGCGCTAAGAGACAAGTTTCAAAATTTACAGATGACGCTAATAAAACTGTATTGCAAGAAGCGAGAAAACTTGCAGCAAAAAGACAAAAGACCTTCCTTAACAGAAGAAAGAGACAACTTTCAAAAATAAGGAATGTGCAATCTATAGAAGACACAGATGAGTGGGAAAGACTTGCAACTTATTTTCCAAAAGTTGCTGCTGACATAAGTAATGGAACAAGTTTTATAGTTGTAAGTTTTAGATCTCTAGTAGCGTTAAAGAATAAAATAGTAGATTTAGCCTTAACAAATAGAACTAAATCTATAAGAGCAGAAGTAAAAAGTCGAATTGATAGAGGGCACGGAATTAAGGGTGGAAGTGCTGTATCAACGATACAGTTAGCAGACGCTCAAGGTACCGCACAACAAGAGGGAGTAGATTTAAATAAGCTACCAGGTCTTGAAGAATATTTAGTAGAACAGTTTGACTCACAAGAATACATAAAGCAAGATTCGACAGACTTAGCAAGGTTTGTAAAACAAGTATTTGTAGATTATAGAACTATTATTGACGGTAATGGAAACGTAAGTACTGAGTATGTTCCAGTTATTACATTCCAAGACTGGTTCAGCAATAGAGGATTAGATTCTAAAACGGAACAATTTGTTAAAAAGTCAGTAACAAAGTTTTTTCAAAAAACTTTAGTTCCTGGGGACATAATTTTACTTGACGGCTCTAAAAGTTTAAAAGATAACATAGAAAGTCAAATAGTTACTACTTTAGTTGGCAAAAAGAACTCTAAGAACGTAAAAGTAACTAGAAGATTAGATAGTAAAATAGATAAGAGTGCAAAAAAGGTAAAAGGCTCTCAAAATAAAACATCTAAGCCTAAGCTATCAAAAGCCGCAAAAAGAGGAAGCATTCCAAAGGCTAGAGTAGCTTCAAGAAGAACAACTGAGAGTTCTATAAGTTTATTAAGATTTATCGCAATTATTAATTCTAAACTTCCACAAACCGTAATGAAGAACATGAAGGCTCCGGGGTTAGAAAACAGAACAGGCAGATTTGCAAGCTCTGTGAGAGTTACTGATGTTATTCCCACTCCTCAAGGTTTTCCGAGCGTAGGATATACATATATGAAAAATCCATATCAAACTTTTGAGCCGGGTTTTAGACAAGGCGACCCTGATAGAGACCCAAGAAGAGTAATTGATCGATCTATTAGAGAGTTAGCATCACAGCTAGTTACAGTAAGGTTATATACTAGGAGAGTATAATGAGCAATAGAAATTTTGCAACTCGTCGACAGTCTATTGTTGATGCTCTCGTAACAAAGTTTAAGAACATAAACGGAACAGGTAATTTTTTAAGTAACGTTTATGAAAATGTATCTCCTCGGCTCAAATTCTGGGACGAGGTAGAAGACTTTCCGGCTATTCATTTAAATGCCGGGTCAGAGACAAGAGATTATCAAGGCGGAGGATATAAAGACCGCTTTTTAAGTGTAACAGTACGTATTTACGTTCGGGAAGAAGACGCAGTAGACGCTCTCGATAAACTACTCGAAGATGTAGAAAGTGTAGTAGAAGATAATTCACGTTTACAGTATACTGATCGGCAAGGGGCCGTTCAGCATACACAACAAATCACCATTCTCAGCATTGATACTGATGAGGGGGTGCTAGAGCCTTTAGGAGTAGGCGAAATGCTTCTAGAGGTTCGATATTAGAAAATACTGGCACGAACAAACGTTCACGTCCAAGTCTTTTCAAGCATAGGAGATTAAACTATGGCAGATAATTTATATTTTAGTCGCGATACGAAACTTTTCGCTTCTATTAAGAATGTAACAAACGGTACTGCTTCAGCTACACCTGATGCGTGCTGGGAAATTCCAATTCTTGATGGATTTAGTTTTTCGCAAGCGAACAATACTTCAGAGATTACTCTGAGCGAGATGGAGTCTTCGACAGGCGTAAGCCGTCGTGGTCGTCGTCTCTTTAACGACTCTTTGGCTCCTGCGGAGTGGAGTTTTTCTACTTATGTACGCCCAGTAAAGGGAGACGGAGATCCTTATACTAGCAGTCATGTTCATGCAGTAGAAGAGATTCTTTGGGCAAACATGGCGGGCGCTGATTTTTATAATACAACATCCGATGCTTTTGAGAGCAACAAGTTTGCATCTAATCCTGCAGTAGTTGGAACAAACGAAGTAGTTACTACACCTGACGCTTCTGATCTTAATATTAGTTTTGCACGGTCGAATCGCGCAGTTCTTCACACAATTGATTTATACTTTGTAATGGAAACAAACTCATTAGAGCCCGTTATCTACAAGCTAGAGTCGGCCGTAGTAAACGAAGCAACTGTTAATTTTGATGTTGACGGCATTGCTACAATTGAGTGGAGCGGCTTCGCAAAGAATATTACAGATCAAACAGGAAACACAATTGTTGTTGAGACTGGAGGAGCTGGTGACGTAGCTGCACTACCTGATCCAACCGTAGCAGACAAGATCTATTTAGATAATAACAATGATAATGCATTTATCTATGGCAACGGTCTTACGGGAGGAGTTACTGCAATTGATGACGGTATTGCTTCAACTTCAAACTTTATTCGTAATCGTTTGACTCAGCTTGATATCACTGCAGCAAACACAGATGCTTTTCCAGGCGCGGCGACTGACACCGGCGTTTACAATCTCACACTAACTGGCGGAAGCATTACAATTGCGAACAATATTGAATATTTGACTCCAGAAGAAATCGGACAAGTAAATATTCCTCTTGAAAATGTTACAGGTGCTCGTGCAGTTTCAGGCTCATTTACTTGCTACTTAAACTTTGACGATGGCGGATCAAATCTTGGAACATCTACTGCATTGTTTAACGATTTTAAGTCAACAGAGGCTTTGAATATTGTAACAAACCAGTTTGACCTTGCATTTAATATTGGTGGAAAAGGTGCCAACAGCAACAGATTACAATTTAACATGAATAAAGCGCACCTCGAGATTCCAGTAACGAATATCGAAGACGTTATTTCAGTAGAAGTAAACTTTGTAGGTCTAGGAACTAATATTACTGGCACCGACGAAGTAGATATTGTTTATTTCTCAGCCTAATAAGTTATAATTAAAATAAAAAATATTCTGAGCGGGCTCCGGCCCGCTTTTTTATTGACCTTAAAAAAATAATTCTTGACATTTTACTCCCACTCAACTATAATTACACAATAGAATCTTCCCACGTTATATAAAAGGACAAAAAATGAGCGATTCACCAATTTCTTTATCGAGTCTAATGACTCCAAGTAAAACAGTAACAATCGACTTTCCAGGATTCACTGGTATGCACATTGAGCTAACCTATCTGGGTCGAGATGAGCTAATTAAACTTCGCAAAAGATGTGTTACCACAAAATATGATAAGCGAACTCGACAGCCTGAAGAAGTCCTTGATGAAGATAAATTTTTAACAGAGTATTGTAAAGCAGTAATTAAAGGTTGGTCTGGCCTAAAATATCGTTACCTAGAAGAGCTTCTTTTGGTAGACGTATCAGAGCTTGACCCTGAAGATGAACTTGTTTTTACTCAAGAAAACGCTGAGTTACTAATGAAGAACTCAACTACATTTGATAGTTGGGTGACAGAAACAGTAGGTGACTTGGAAAATTTTACTGGGAGCAAATAGAGTCGATTCGCAGTTTACTGCGTAAATATGTGCATGAGTCCGACTCAAAAGTAGACTTAGATAAATATCTACTCATTTGCGAACAACTAGGTCAAGAACCAGACCCTGCCAGAATGCCGCTCGAGCTTTCGGATTTTCCCGAAGAAGTTCAAGTGGCATTTTTTATGTTTAGCCTACTGCCAGATCATTGGGAAGGAATGTCAGGCAGTTACATGGGCAAATACTGGGACGGAATAGAATACTACTTTAAACTCTACGAAGTCACAGATCCAAAAACAATTATGTATATCATGAAGATGTACGAAGGTATTATAGTAGAACACAAAGCTGAGCAAGCTGAGCAACGACGTAAAGCGGAAGAAAGAAAGGCAAAATCATCCGCAGGTGGGGGTAAATCTTACGCCCATAATGTAAAAGGCTAATGGCAAAAAATAAGATTACAATTGATGTAATGGTCAATGGCAAGATGGAGAAGGCCACTGTCAGCGCGAAAAAACTTCGTAAAGAGTTAAGTAACGCGGATAAGGCTCAGCAAGGGTTAAATAATAGCACTCGCAAAGGCTATCGTGCTTCACAAGGTGCCGCTCAAAATACGTCAAATTCTACAAAAGCATTCTCAAAACAGGCAGGAGTTGTAGGCGGACTTGTTCCTATCTATGCAACTTTTGCTGCAAACGTATTTGCCGTAAGTGCTGCTTTCGGTGTTCTTAGTCGAGCTGCTGCTGTAAAACAGCTTGAAACAAGTTTAACAAATATTGGTATTGCCGCAGGTAAAAATCTTCCTGCAGTTGCTCAAAACCTTAGAGACATTACAGGCGCGGCAATATCCACTGAAGCTGCCCTTCGTGCAACTGCAATTGCAACAACTTCTGGATTCAGCACATCTCAGCTACAAGGGCTTACTAAAGTAGCAACGGGTGCATCAATTGCTTTGGGTAGAAACTTACCAGACGCTCTTGATCGTCTTGTTCGAGGTACTGCAAAGCTCGAGCCAGAAATTTTGGATGAACTAGGTATTATTGTTCGACTCGATCAAGCAACTCGAGAATATGCAGGAAGTCTTGGAAAAACAGCCTCTGAACTTACTCAGTTTGAGAGACAGCAAGCCTTCTTAAATGCTACAATTACTCAGGGTCTGAGTAAGTATGAAAAAATTGCTCAAACAGTTGACCCAAACCCTTATGACCAACTAAGTGCAGCATTTACAGATTTAACGAAAGCAACTGTTGAGTTGGCTAACAAAGGCTTGATTCCTTTAGTAGAGTTTTTATCTGAAAGTCCAACAGCACTTTTTTCTGCATTAGGTCTATTAAGCACCACTATTGTTAGTCAAATAATTCCTACAGTATCTCAACTTTCTACAGCATCTGCCGAAACATTTAGCAGAGCCGCTAAAGCCGCTAAAATAAGCGCAATGAAAATTGAAAGCGATTATACTCGTGCTGCAGCAAAAATACAAAAATTAGACTTCTTTCCGAGAGGCTTCAAAGAAGTATCTTCCAGTATTAAAGCAGGTACAGCAAGCTTAGAGCAATATAAAAAAGGTGTAAAAAGTTTAAAAATAGCAGAAAGTAGAAGAACTGCAGAAATAAAGAAAACAGAACTTGCAATAAAAAATCTAAGCGGGTTCCAAAAGCAGGCATCTCAACAGTTTCTTGCCACTAAAAAAGCAGAGCTTGCAGCAATTACAGAACAAAGAATAGCTATAGAACAGCTACAAGCAATCGCATCTCGAGGAGCTATAGGCACTGCAGGAGTTGTAGCGGGAGCAAAAACAAAAGCGCAGACAGATAGAAGAAGAGCTGTAGGTGCTCGAGTAGAGCGTAGAACTTTAGATAAAATAGAAAAAGGAAGCGCTTTAGGGTCTCTTGCTTCAGCGGCAGGGGGCATCGGACTTTTATTTGCTAATATAAAGAAAACGGAAGGAGCTATACCAAAGTTCTCAGAATCTTTAAAAAGTCTTGGTAGCGCGGGTAAGTTTGTAGGCGCTGTTTTTGGCAGGCTATTGGGACCTCTAAGTCTTGCTCTTCTTGCGTTTTCGTTTTTGTCTCCGTTTGTAGGAAACTTAATAGGAGAAAAAGATAAACTTGGTAAAAAAATAGAAAAAATTAACGAATCTTTTAGCGAGTCTACTAGAATTGTTGTTGCGTTCAATAAAGAGATGTCTCAAGTAACGAATCCAGTTACTCGAGCTGCTAGAGAGTTAGAAGTTGCGGCAGGAATTACAGATACTACTGCAGGTGCTTTTGCATCTCTTCAAGCAGAAGCCGAAAAAATACAATTAAAAGAGTTAACAAAAGAGCTAGATAACCAAGCAAAAGCACAAGCAAAACTAAATGTTGCTCAAGAAGAGTATAACAATGCTGTAAAGACCGGACAGTTTGTTAGTATAAAAGAAGGTAAGCTTGAAGATGCACAAGAAGCCTTTGATAATGTATCAGCAAGTGTAGACAACTTAATCGAAAACTTTGGAAAAGTAACTAAAGTTCAAGCAACTCAAGTACTAAACGCAAATATTGCTCAGTTACGTGGGTCTGGTGCGTTTAAAGCTTTCCCCGAGCTTCGACAGCAATATGATGATTTATTAAATAAATTAGCAGACGCACCCGATAGTGTAGATTTAGAAGAGTATATTAAAAAAGCAGAAGAGTTTAGTAAGCCTTGGAGAGAGTTAAATTCTGCAGTTGTTGCGGCTCAAGACGCATTAAGACGGTTTGATGCTGCAAGTGCTAAACTTGGTGCTCGTGATCTGACTCCTTTTTCTGGAGCTATTAAAGCTTCGCAAGATTTTGCAAAAGAGACTGAAGTTGCAATTGATAAATTAGAAACAAAAATACTTGGAGAAGGTGTAAGTGTTGGCATAAAAGGAGATGGAGTAGGGCTTGCAGAGCTAGAAGCAGAAGTTACAGGAATTACAGATCAAGCAAGATTCATGGAAAAGGCTCTAAACGCTGCAGGAAAAGCTACTAAAGCAGTAGAGACCGGTGCAGACTTCAATGACGTTGCAAAAGAATATAATCAGCTTCTTAC